CTATCGTCTGATTTGTTTACTTCTTAGCTTGATTCGTTTACTATGTAATCGTTTCAAGACAGGAGAAGACAATGGAACAATCAGAAAACATCAACGAGCTAACTGCTGCGCTTGCTAAGGCACAGTCCGAGATTCGTAATCCAAGCAAAAACACGAAGAACACTTTCTTCAAGAATGAATACGCTGATCTAACGGCTGTTCTAGGCTGTATCAGGCCCGTTGCTAGTGCTAACGGACTTTCATTCATCCAATCGGTAGAGGCTCGGGCAGGACATGTATGCGTGTCTAGTCAGGTTTCACACAGTTCTGGTCAGTGGATCAAACAAACCGCAAGCGTAGAACTTCCTAAAGCATCTAAGAATCCGATCCAAGACTTGGGTTCTATGGCAACTTATCTGAAGCGTTATCAGGCCCAAAGTATGTGGGCAGTCTGCGCTGACGAAGACACGGATGCACAAGATCTGACCCTTGGCATAGAAGACATCAGTGACGAAAAGGTCGCACACCTTGACGCGATGCTAGATGCTACTCAATCAAGCAAGTCTGCATTCCTTAAAGTCTACGGTGTGGAAAATCTCAAGAGTCTAACTGAAGACCAGTATCAGAAAGCCAAGAAGCAGCTTCAGCAGAAGAAAGCTAAACAGGCTAAATCATGAAGATCCACAACGTCGAACAGGGTTCCGAGGCGTGGTTTGCATTACGTCTTGGGGTTCCGTCTGCCAGTCGGTTCAAAGACCTTCTGACCCCCACGGGTAAGCCTAGCGCATCAAGTGAAAAGTATATGCATGAATTGCTTGCTGAAAAGATGTCAGGAAAAAGGTTTGATAGCTTCGATACTTTTCACATGAAAAGGGGCCGTGAACTAGAACCTGAAGCTGCTAACGTCTTTAGCTTTCAGACAGATTTTGTCTGCCGAGAAGTGGGCTTTGTGACCAACGATGAAGAAACTGTTGGTTGCAGCCCTGATCGGTTAATGGCTGATTCTGGCTTAGAGATTAAGTGTCCAATGCATACAACGCATGTTAAGTATCTGATCGACTATCACAAGAACGGTGAAATGCCTTCAGAGTATTACGGTCAAGTCCAAGGGACGATGTGGCTGATGGATCTGGAAGATTACTGGTTCATGAGTTACCACCCAGATCTACCGAATTTAATTATGAACGTCAAAAGGGACGAAAAGTATATCGCTTCACTTTCAGCGGCGGTTGATAAATTGCTGGAAGACTTAGAAACCAATCTAACTCTTATAGGGAGAATATAAATGGAATATGACAATCGTGGAAAAGTAAGCCTATGGAAGAACGATAGAGGCGGTAGCGGCCCGATCCTTAATGGTAAGGTCGTTGCTCATCGTGACATCAAAGAAGGCGAAACGATTGATATAGCGTTGTGGAAACGTGATGCGGCAGGGAATCAGCCGGTCATGACTGGCAAGATCCAAGACGTTTACAATTCAAGCGCAGCGGTAGAAGACGATGACTTGCCGTTTTAACTTCGGGAAGTCTCTTCGACTTGCACAGATCAAGAAGGGGGTGAGTTCGGTCGAACTTGCCACCCGTCTTGGCATCACTAAGCAACAGGTATCACAATGGAGGTACAGGGAAGACGCGAAGCTGTCGCTGGTTCATAAAGTCTGCGGTCAGTTGCAGATGCATCCATTTGATTTTTTGGAGTTAAGCAATGATTGAAAAAATATGGTTTGAGATTAAAGCCATTATAGAAGACCTTTGGGATGAACTAACGCGATGAATGGTCAATTCTGGTTGATTCAAAATCGCAGGGATATTGATAATGTTCTGAAGTTCTTTCGAAAGTCTTTAGAAGATTGGGACTATGAAAGACCTTGTGCTTGGAAGCTGGAAGCGTATTCAACTGCAAGGTCTTTGAATCAGAATGCTTTGTTTCACATGTGGTGCGGTGAGATGTCGAGTCACTTTTCTAAGAAAGTCCCGATCACGCCGGAACAGATGAAGCAGTTGATGAAGAATGAATTCTTGGGAACTGAAGACGTGGTAGTTGGAAGTACCACTATTCCAAATCAGTTAAGGTCAACTAAGTCTTTGGATAAGGGTGAAATGCACTTCTTCATGGAACAGGTTTTTCACTGGGGTCTGGATCATGGTGTTACACTTACCAATCCAAAGAACAGCGAGTTCCAACGTGCCCGAAACGCTCAGGGCTAAATGCTTGAAGGCATTTCAGCTATTAAGAAGGCTCGAAGAATCTGATGACAATGGATTTTGTGAGTGTGTGACGTGCGGCGAAGTCAGGCATTATAAAACCGTTCACGGTGGTCATTTTTTGCCAAAGGGTAAGTCATCCTTCTATGCATTCGATTCTAATAACGTCTGGCCCCAATGTCCCGCTTGTAATATTTACGGGATGAAACACGGATCGGCGGCACAGGTTTATACTTTATTCATGATCAGAAACTTCGGAAAAGATCATGTTGATAACATGTTGGCAAACCAACGAACCCCGATTAAGCTATACGCTAAAGACTATCGAGATATGTTGGCAGATTTCAATGCCAGAATTAAGATCGAAAAGAAAAGGATTGGTGTGCTTTGAATGTGGTTTGCAAGCAGACCACGCGCATCACGTTGTTCCCCGTGTCTTAGGCGGGACAAAGACGGTTAATCTATGTGCGCCTTGTCATGCGAAGGTTCATTCGCCGCATTTATTAAGAACGTCAGAGCTAACCAAAGCGGCATTGCAGAAAAGACGTGAACAAGGATTAACTACTGGGGGAATCTTGCCGTATGGCTACACTCTGGAAGAAAATGGAAAGCTCAAGAAAAATCATGCGGAACAGAAGATAATCAAACAAATGTTGAAGATGCGTGATGAAGGTTTAATGCCGAAGGCGATTGGCAATCATTTCGCAGATTTAGGCGTAAAGAATCGGTCGGGAAATCCGATGAACAGAAAAGGCGTTCAGTCAATATTTAAAAGGTATGATAATGAGACAAAGGGGTAAAAGGTTAGCGTTTCCGATTAAAGGAATAGCCAGCAGGGAAGAACTAGAAACAGAAGTATTTAAACGTAAGCAGTTGGGTTGGAGTACACGAAGAATCTCAATTCGGTTCGGGATCAGTTGGCGCACTGCAAGTTTAATGATTAGGAAGATGGAGAAGATCAATGAAGAAAGACGCTACGCCTGAAGAATGGAATCAGGTCAAGTGGTTAAACGTAGACGAGCCGCCACATTACAACGTGGGCGAGATTGAAGCGATTGATTACATCAAGCAGCAGCTAGGAAATCAGTTCGGGGCATATCTGTTGGGTAACTGTCACAAGTATCTTCACAGACATAAGTACAAAGGATCACCGGCTGAAGACCTTAGAAAAGCCCAGTGGTATTTGAACAGGTTGATACAAGAAACGAACTAGAGTAGTATTTGTGTGTCGGCGGGATTAGCAGTCCCTGAAGGCCGATTTGAGATTAGGGGAATTAGAACCGTACACAAACCGACACGGATCTAATTTTCCCATCATTTGAATCTGACTTCAACTGCTTTTCTGCCGATGGAAAGTGGCGTTTAATCGTGCGTCCAATCCAGAAAGCGATAATCCGTGAGCATGTTGTAGGTCTAGGCTTGACCCGATTCACGTCCCAAACGCAGAGGCCCAAGTGGGTTGGCTAGAGTCGCGTCTAGTCAGGAAACCGAAAGGACATGATTACCGCATCTTCGGATGTAGTCACATCAGACCTAACCAGATTAACGATCTGAATGGTTGTGACTTGCAAAGGGAAAAAGCCGAGCTGTCTTTGAAATTAGGAGAAGCATGAACATCACGTTGAACGAACTAGAAGAACAATTAGCGCACAATATGGCGATGGGATCTGTTAAAGCCAGTGATGATCGTGGTTATCAAAAAAGAAAACGTGATGACACCAAAAGCGACTATGAAATTTCCTTAGATGGTTTCGGGGCTGAACTGGCAGTAGCTAAGGCTTTGAACGTCTATCCAAGCATTTCGAATGAATACAGCAAGATCGATTTAAATTTCAACGGGACTGTCAACGTCAAATCAACGCACTATCCAAATGGTCGGTTATTGGTGCCCGATTACCAAGGCAGAACCACAGACTGGTATATCTTAGTGATCGGCAAGATTCCAGAATACCGGATAGCTGGCGTGGCTCACGCTGATCAAGTCTTCAGGCAAGAAAACATCAAAGACCTTGGTAAAGGCCCAGCCTATCTGCTGACTCAGAATCAGCTTCAACCGTTCGAAGATTGGGCATCATTTAATAGTAAACAAAAGTGTTGACTATAGGGTTGGGATCATTAGAATGGGTATCACCAACTAAGGAGAAGCACATGAGTTTACAAGAACAAATCAAAGCAGCTTTCGCAGAATCAGACGCGCAGTCTTTAGCCAAGTTGCCTGAAGTAATTGAACGTCAGCGCAATACTTACCGCGAACTGAAGAAAGAAATTAGAGATGCTTACCATCTTTTCGGCGGCAACAGCCACGAATATTGGAAGTTAGTTGATCAACAAAGAACGCTATTTTCCCAATCTTTTATAAACGATTGTGGCTGGAGTTATGATGAACATGTTGCCCGAGCCAGCAAGTCTCTTAAAAAAACGCATGACGCTCGCAATGACCGAATCGTTTGCAGAATGGAAAAGTACGGCATCAACAAAATTGACGTTGATAACTTCAAGGTCATCTATGGGGAAGACTTCACCGGCTTATGGATCATTGACGGTCATCAGGTAAGCATTAAGGTTATCTGGGCTGGGGGTTACAACATCCAGTGTTTGCATCACCGAGTTCTAGTCAACGTTAAAGTCAATAAGGCGGCGGCATAAGCCGCCCAAGGGGAGAAGATGTTAAGGCCGCATCAAGACAAGGCGATTAATCAGCTAAGGCAATCGATCAGGAAAGGGAATACCAGATCAGTTTTAGCTGCGCCTTGTAGCTTTGGAAAGACAAGGGTTGCAGTCGAGATACTGAAGAACGTAGCTAAGAACGGCAAGATGGGCATCTTTATCTGTGACCGAGTAAAGCTGGTTGATCAAGCATTAGAAGAATTTGACCGAGCAGGGATACAGGTCGGGGTCATGCAAGCCGATCACTGGCGAACCAATCCTAGCGCACCGATTCAGATAGCATCGATTCAGACGCTTGCGAGAAGACGCTACAAGCCCTTGTTCCACGTTGCAGTGATCGACGAATGCCATACGCATTACAAGACGACGACCGATCTGATGGAAAGCTACACCAAGTCGGTATTCATCGGTCTTAGTGCTACGCCATATTCCAAAGGATTGGGAAGGTTCTATTCTGATCTGATCGTTCCGATCACGCCTGAACAATTACTAGATCAGGGGTATTTATGTCCGGTCAAATACTACGGGGGTCATCACGCGAATCTGAAGGGCGTGAAGAAGAAGCGAATTGGTACGGGTGGAACTGACTTCGATCCCAAGTCATTAGCTTCAGCGATTGAGTCTGACGAAAAGCTGGTTGGTGATATCATCGAAAACTTCAAGCGATTCGGTAAGGGTCAGACCATAGCCTTCAGCCCGTCTATCAAACACAGTCAGAAGCTGGTGGAGATGTTCAGGGAGCAAGGATTCACCGCAGAGCATATCGATGGCTATATGGAACAGGACGAACGCCAGAGCCTGTACGAGTCACACGATGAAGGCGACTTTCAGATTCTAAGCTGTTCAAGATTATTGAACACGGGATACGACGCACCCAAGGTTGAAACGCTGATCGATTGTTTCCCAACGAAGTCTTTGATCACCTACGTCCAAAGAGCTGGTAGGATCATGCGAACGAATCCCAACAAGGTACAAGCGATCTATCTTGATCATTCAGGTAACGTCCAGAAGCATGGATTCGCAGAAACCATCGTTCCTGACATTTTGGATGACGGTGAGAAGAAATATGACGAGCGGATTTTGACCAAAGAAAAGAAAGAGCCAGATCTGTCAATTTGCCCACAATGTTTCCAGCATTTTTTGGTACGATGTGTGTGCGGGTATCAAAGACCACCGAAAGAAATACTCAAGTCAGATGATCAGGTCTTGAAAGAACTGAAGAAGGCCAACAGGGACTTCAGCAAAGAAGAAAAATCACGGTGGTTAGGTGAGTTCAAGTTTTACGCACGTCAGAAGGGCTATAGAGACGGGTGGGCATCATGGGCCTATCGTTCGAAGTTCGGTGTCTGGCCTAACAAGATTAATCCGCAAACGACGATCCACGTTTCATCAGAAGTGAAGGATCACATCACGCACATCAACATAAGAAGGGCCAAAGGTGTTAAGAGACATTCTTCCTAAACTAGAAAAAGTATCACAAAGGGGTGAACGGTGGATTGCTTGTTGTCCGGTTCACAATGACAAGAATCCAAGCATGACGATGAAGGAAGAAGACGGGAAAGTCTTGATTCATTGTTTCGCGTGTCAGGCAAACGGTCAAGAAGTGGTAGAGGCGTTAGGATTACCGGCTAGTGTGTTATTCCGAGACTCCAAGCGTCAGGCCATACCCCAGAAGGTCATAGAAGCAGCGAAGGAAGACGTGTACTTCATCGAGATATTCGAGAAGGAAAAGGCCAAGGGTAGTCGGATAACGCACAACGATTTCAAGCGATATCGATTGGCAAAAGAAAGGATCAAATTGCTAAAAGCGGTTTAGTAATCGGTCTAAAAATAATTCCTAAATAGTAAACAAAAGTGTTGACTCTATGGTTGATGTGAGTAGAATAGAACCCATCAACAACGGAGAAGAACGATGGTACAACTAAAAAAAGCAAGCCTTCCGGTTTTTCATGGCAATGGTTTAGGGACTAGCACAGCGGGTTGGGTTGTCAAAGGTTTCGAGCATATCGCCGTGCGACAACTCGGCACTTCTTGGGTCGCGGTTGATACCTCGAAAGACGGCGCAAGAATAGCGACAGCTTTTGATCGCAAAGCCTTAACCCAAAAACTCGAATTAGTAACCTATTAATTAACCTTCGGGTCTACCAGCTAGGGACTGGTACTGACGAGGCCATAAGGCCGAAACCCAAATAGGAGAAGAAGATGCCAATTTACGAAGATGAAATCACCGAAGCCGACATCATGAAAGCGGCAGGAAAGTACAGGAAATATATTTTAGATATCGTTTATTCAGAAGAAGAATACATGGTCTGGCTGAAAGACGGCCACCAGATTGCGAACTACAACAATACGATCTGGGTAATGGGATCGACTCAAGACGAGTTGGAGACGTTCGCAAGCATCATAAAATCTATCGAAAAAATACCAAAGAAGTCGGTAGCGTAATCCTACTGATGAGACTGCTGGCAACAGTCGAAACCCTTCGGGGTCTAGGAAGCCAACGGAGAAGAAGATGGAACCCACGGTTGAAGAAATGCTACGTGCGCGAATCACGTTGTCTAAGATCTTAGAGTCTTATGGCCCTGATGATGTAGATGATTTTCATCGTCAGGTAATACCCGACATTCAGAAGCTGTTAGACAAGCTGAGTCAATGAGGCTAGTGTATTGGCAGACTGCCAACGATTGCGGGTATGTGACGAATCAACGGGATATCAGGTCTGCTATTGGTTTGAGTAAGCACCAACGATTGACAGAAGAAGTATGGTCAGAGCCGGTTGATATACCAACAGATAAGCATGGTCTGGCTAAGGCGTTAAACGAAGCAATAAGGAAGAAGCATGAACTATCCAGAAGGGGCATGGAATGATCCAAACGCACCGTGGAATGAGTTACGGTGTCCGATGTGCGGTGAATTGGTCGTCAAGGTAATCGGTCTTTATGATCGTCAGGAATGCACTGAATGCGATTGGGAATACGAAGAAGATGAAGCCTATTATGTTTAAAGTATATTCTATGCTGTACGCATTAAGCTGCATCCTGTTCACGATAGCGGTGGTCTTAGCTTTCCCCGTTGCTATGGTATTATTTCTGCTAGGATGGATGGCAAACACCTTCAGGAATAAATGCTATGGGCGATATCACACAGCTTCACAGGAACGATCTTCTGGATCATTTGCAATCTATCCAGAAGGAAGTGAGACAGGGAAAGATTACCTACATTGAGATGTTGATTCAGCGTGAGGCTGAAGATTATGTCGAGTGGGATCATCAGGAAGCTGGCGAGAAGTCGTATGACATTCAGCATCTGTTAAGCCAGATCGGTATCCTGTATCTGGCAACTCACAGTGTATTCAATGAAATCACAGAAGGCGAAGAAGAAGATGAAGATTGATCTTCGAAGCAACATCAAAGAAGTATCCAAGGGCCTAAGCCGTACCCAGAAGAAGCAGATTCCTTTCGCGGTTAGTCAAACGTTAAACGATTTGGCTAAAGATTTGACTAAGACTAAAAAAACAGGGGTTTTAGGAAAGGCAACTGCAAAAAAGTTTGACAAGAAAACCGGCAAAGGTGCGACTAAGTTCACACAGAAGAACTTTTTTTATGACAGATCATCTAAGCGTAGTCTAACCGCAACCGTATATTGGGATGATAGTCGCGCTGACTATATGAAGTTCCAAGTGTTTGGTGGCACAAGATTGCCCAAGAAACGAGCCTTAAAGGTTCCAACTAAACATTCTAAAAGATATCTCGATACGTTCGGTAACTTTAAGCGCGGTGCATTAGATGAGATGATGCAGGACAAGTCGAAGTTCTTTTCAGGCAGTCCCAAGGGCGCTAAGAAGTACAGTGAAGGCATCTGGGAACGGTACGGACGCAAGACCAAGAAAGGTGGGCAGAAGATCCGTATGGTCGCAGCATATGAGAAGGACGCTCAATATCAGCCCTTATTCCCTTTTGAGAAGATCGTTAATTCCTATGTATTTTCATCTAAGCATGGTTTTGAAAAAAGATTCATCAAACATTTGGTCAAAGCTATCAATGATCCCAAGTAGTTGCAAAAAGTGTTGACTCTGATTGATTAGTAAACGATAATGATTACATCGGTTAGGGAGAAGAACATGGAAAGAATGATCAACGGTAAAGACGCAAGCGAATATTCATGCTGCGGTGTGTTTGCGTTAGCTTATATAACAGGCGATTCTTGTCAAAAAGTTTGGGATAGCATCAAAGATGTAGAAAAAAAATCTGCTGCATGGAAAGGATCTTTGGATGTTTCGCAAATCAAGAACGCTGCAATAAATCGCGGCATTCAGTTGGAAAGATTGGATAGCAGTGTAAGCCGTTTTAAGAAGGTCAAGGACTTAGATCAATTAAACCTTAGCGATGATCAATACTTCGTTACTACCCGCGACCATTGCTTCATTTATTCTAACGGCTTGATGATTGATCAAACACAAGAAGTTGCCCTAGAAAATGCATATGGTAATCGTCAAAAGATCCAGAACATCTATTCAATCAAGTCAATGATGAAGGCAGCAGCATGAACAGATTGCAAAAGATTCTACTGACCATCGCGGTCATTGCTGTCATCGGTTGGGTAGGCAACCAAGACTTCGAACATCAACAGCACATCAGTCAGGAATACACTCAGAACGTCTGTGGTGGCTTCTGGCCGGACTTCAAAGATCTGAGGCCGAAATGCCCATGAATGCCTTAAAACGGTACTGGGGGGCATACAAAGGTACTGTCTGGCCCTTTCCGTCATGGGTTATTCGCGAGCGCAGTGTGCAAGTAGGAATGGAATAAGACGAACCTAGGTTAGAACTGGAAGTTATATGGCAAGCACCGGCGGTGTCAAAATTGGCTCATCGTATGATGAAGCCAGAACGCGCAAAGTAAACGCGGAAGCAGAAATAGCTGAACTTGAATTAGCCAAGGTCAGGAATCAATTGGTGATCGTTGAAGACGTTGTTAAGGCGTGGACTGATACGCTTGCTAATCTGAAAGCCAAGCTGACAAATGTCCCGAGCAAGGCCGCTCCGATTGTGGCTAGTGAATCTGACGCTGGCGTGATACAAGCTATGCTCGCAGACCTAATGAATGAAGCACTAGAAGAACTATCAAACTATGACCCAAAAATTTCAGCGTCGAGGACTAGCAAACCTAAAGGATCATCTGAAGGAAGCAATGAAGGCACTGAAGCCACCGCCCCGCCTAAGCGTAAGCGAGTGGGCAGACCTTCAAAGACGACTCGACTCGCAGACTAGCGCAGAAGCAGGGATCTGGCGAACGTCTCGCGCAGAATACCAGCGCGGGATCATGGACGCTTGTTCTGATCCTAAAGTAAAGGAAGTGGTTGTCATGGCTGGGGCGCAGCTTGGCAAGTCAGAAGCCCTTCTGAATATCATCGGGTTTCACATCGATCACGATCCTTGTCCTATCCTGATGCTTCAACCGACTGAATCAATGGCTCAATCGTTTAGTAAAGACCGGATCGCTAACGGTCTGCTAAGGGCTACGCCATGTCTTCAGGGTAAGGTCAAAGATCCAAGGGCTAGGGATTCAGGCAACACAACGCTTCACAAGATCTTTCCGTCAGGCAGTCTTTCGTTGGTCGGTGCTAATAGTCCGGCAGGGTTAGCCAGTAGACCGATCAGGATTTTGCTTGCAGATGAGGTTGACAGATTTCCCGCATCAGCAGGATCAGAAGGTGATCCGGTCAATCTAGGTAAAAAGCGAACGTCTACATTCTGGAATCGTAAGATCATCATGGTATCTACGCCAACGATTAAAGGCGTTTCGAGAATCGAAGATGCCTATGAAGGGTCTGATCAGCGTGAATACTATGTTCCTTGTAAGCATTGTGATCACGAACAGGTCTTGAAATGGCCTAACGTTAGATGGACTGACGAAGATCCTGACACGGCTCAATACCTTTGTGATGAATGCGGGACGCTATGGTCTGATGCCGATAGGCGATGGTCTATCAGAAACGGTCGGTGGTCTGCTGGCGAAGACTTCAAAGGCATCGCAGGATTCAAGATATCAGGATTGTATTCACCGTGGACACCATTGTCTGACGGTGTGCGCGAGTTCCTAACGGTTAAGAAAAACCCTGAACAGCTAAAGGTCTGGACGAATACTTACTTGGGTGAAGTCTGGGAAGACGAAGGTGAAAGCGTCGATGAATTGAACTTGATGCAAAGAAAAGAACACTTCAATCAAGTTCCTGAAGGCGTGATCATGGTCGTCGCTGGGGTAGACGTACAGGACGACAGGCTTGAAATAACCTTTCTGGGGATTGGCCGTGATGAAGAATCATGGGTGATTGATCATGAAATTATGTATGGCGATCCTTCAACGCCGCAACTTTGGACAGCATTAGATACCCAGATTTCAAGAACATTCGAAACAGAAGATGGGCGTGAAATCGCTGTCAGGGCTACGGCTATTGACTCAGGTGGTCACTTTACGAACACCGTTTATCAGTACGCCAATAAGAACTTTGGTCGTCGAGTATTCGCTATCAAGGGCGTAGGCGGCGAAGGAAAGCCCATAGCTGGCAAACCATCGCGTAATAACACGGTCAAATGCCGGTTGTTTCCGGTCGGAGTTGATACGGTTAAGGATTTGATCTTTGCTAGGCTTAGAATCGAAGAAGAAGGTGCTGGTTATGTGCATTTTTCAGACACGCTAAACGATGAATACTTCCGTCAACTAACGGCAGAAAAGATCGTCACTAGATTTGTTAGGGGGTACAAGAAGCGAGTATTTCAGAAGATTCGTCCAAGGAACGAAGCATTAGATTGCATGGTGTACAGTTTGGCCGCATATAGTATAATCAATGCGAATGTCAATAGCATTGCAGAGCGGATTCAGGCAAAATCAGCAGAACCTAAGAAGGTTGAAGAACCTGAACAAAGCGAGCCAGTAAGAAGAAGGCCCGTTCAGCGTAGGCAACGACAAAACTACATCAACGCATGGCGATAAAATGGCTAACCTTTTTGATCGTGAGAATTACCCGCAACAAGAACCTGAAACACTTGTCGTCGGTGATAGATGGGTTTGGAAAAGACCTGATTTAGTTACCGACTACCCCACAGCATCGTATGCTTTAACGTACGAATTTCACTGCGACTCAGGCGGCGGTGGAAGTCATCAATTCACCATCACGGCAACGGAAACCACTGATGCCTATATTGTTGAAGTCGATTCATCTACCACGGCGGCTTATAACGCGCATCAATACAAGTGGTATGCTTACATCACAAGAAGTTCTGATTCTGAACGTTTCGCAGTAGATAGCGGTATTTCTACGCTTGTCGCTGATTACGCAAACACCAACGCAGACCTTCGAACTCACGCAAAGAAAGTCCTAGACGCGGTTCAGGCGGTTATAGAAAACAGGGCGACTATTGATCAAAGTTCATTTAGCATCGCTGGCAGAAGCCTTTCAAGGATGTCTATCGATGAATTATTCACGGTTCGGGATCGCTATCGAGCGGAATACAACGAAGAAGTCAAGAAAGCCCGAATCAGAAACAAGAAGCCTAGCGGCAATCTAATCGGAGTAAGATTCTGATGGCTTGGAATCCGTTCAAGAAGAAAGAAGTTCGCAAGCAGATAAAGCTGCAAAGATCATTCAAAGGGGCGCAGGGTGGTCGGCTATTCGCTGACTTTTTTAGTTCTTCAGCCAGTGCTGATCAGGAATTAAAACAAGCCCTTGTTACGTTAAGAAATAGAAGCAGGGAGTTGTCCCGAAACGATGCCTACGTCGCTAGATATCTTAATCTTCTCAATTCTAACGTGGTCGGTCATAACGGCATCAGGGTTAATGCTAAGGCGCGAGACGCAGACGGTAGTCTTGATGCAGTAGCCAACACAACTATCGAACAGGCGTGGCGTAAGTGGGCCAAGAAGGGCAACTGTACCGTTGATGGTCAGATGTCTTTGATCGACTGTCAAAGGTTGTTCATCGAAGCGTTAGCCCGTGACGGTGAGGTTATCATTCGTCAGGTGACAGATCCGGTCAGTGACTTTGGATATAAGATCGAGTTCTTAGAAGCCGATCATCTAAACGAAACCAAGAATGAAATCTACACCAACGGAAATCGGGTGGTGATGGGTGTCGAGATTGATCAGAACCGAAAGCCGGTTGCTTATCATCTTTACAAGAATCATCCGAATGACTTGGGTTTGAACCAGAACAACGAAACGATCCGTGTACCGGCAGAAGAAATAATTCATGCTTTCGTCCGTCAGCGTCCAGAACAGACTCGGGGTTATCCGTTTGTTTCTGCCGTGATGGGCAATATCAAAATGCTGAACGGCTACTACGAAGCTGAAATCACTGCTGCTAGGGTATCAAGCGCGAAGATGGGATTCTTCACAAGCCCAGCGGGTGACGGTTATGTTGGCGAAGACATGCAAGACGAATACACTCCGATCATGTCAGCAGAGCCAGCGACATTCGAGCAGCTACCCGCAGGGATGGATTTCAAAGCCTTTGACCCAGCACATCCAACGACAGCCTTCGAAAGTTTTTCAACGGCTATTTTGAGAAGCATCGCGTCAGGTCTGAACATCAGCTATCACAGCTTATCTAACGACTTGTCCAGCGTGAACTATTCTTCTCTAAGGGCTGGCAGCTTAGAAGATCGTGATCAGTACAGGGTGCTTCAGAAGTTCATGATTGAACACTTCATCGAGCCGGTATTTAGGAGCTGGTTGAAGAACGCGATGACTAGAAGCATCAATCTTCCAATTCAGAAATACGACAAGTTTGCTGATGGCGTGACGTATATCCCAAGGTCTTGGGGCTGGGTTGATCCGCAGAAAGAAATGATGGCGAACATTGCAGGGCTTCAGAACGGTATCGTGACGTATCAGGATATCGAATCTAATTATGGCCGTGATGTTGAAGAACTATTTGAACAGCATGAACGCGAAGACAAACTTGCTTCGCAGTATGGCGTGAAGACAGCGTTCCAGCCATTCGGAATGAAGATGCCGGTAGACGCAGACATTCAAGGAAGCGACGATGCCAACCCCGACTAAAGGGATGAAAGAAGATGCCCAGCGCGGTCTTGATTGGCGGCGTGAGTTTGGCCGTGGCGGCACTGAAGTCGGTATTGCTCGCGCTAGGGATATCGTCAACGGAAAGAACCTGTCTGATTCGACAGTAAAAAGGATGTATTCATTCTTTTCACGGCATGAAGTAGACAAGAAAGGCAAAGGTTTCAATCAAGGCGAAGAAGGATATCCGTCAAACGGCAGGATAGCTTGGGCGCTTTGGGGTGGTGATGCTGGTTTTAGCTGGTCAAAAAGACTGGTTGAACAAATGAAAGATGATGATAGATCATCGGATTTAGTTGACAATAGTGATATTATTGACGTCACTGACGAGGTGAAAGATATGGAAAGACATGTAGTTAATGTTGAAGAAACAGAAGACTCATTCATCATCGAATTAGCCAAGGCTGATACAGGTGAAGAAGTCGAAATCGTGGACGAGGTTCAAGCAGACGATGCAGAGTATGAAGCTATGGCTGAAGATATTGAAAGAGCCGATCCTTCACAAATCGTCTACAGGACTATAGACCTTTCACGCGGTGCTATAGATGAAGAAAAAAGAATTGTTCGAATTGGCGTTTCTAGCGAAAGTCCAGTCGAACGTGATTTTGGCTTAGAGGTTTTAAGCCATAAAAAAGAAGATATAGACATGGAGTTTATGTCTTCGGGTCGTGCGCCCTTACTGAACAACCATAAAATGGATGAACAGATAGGTGTGGTGCGATCATTTTACCTTGACGAGACACAGCGGCGTACCGTTGCGTTGGTTGAATTTGGCAATTCAGCCTTGGCTCAAGAGGTTTTCGCAGACGTGAAGTCCGGTATAAAGCAGAATATTTCTGTCGGGTATAGCGTCAAAAAGCTGGTTCGTGCCAAAGACGACGAAGGAAAGGAATATTACAGGGCAAGCTGGACACCGATGGAAGCATCGATTGTTTCGATCCCTGCTGATAGTTCGAAATTCGTTGGAGTTGGTCGATCCGCAGAAAAAACTCTAAACACTAATAAGGTGGAAACTATGACTGAAGAAAATCAAGTCGATGTGCGCCAAGTCAGTGAATCAGCCAAGGCAGAAGCATTAGCATCTGTTGGTGAAATCATTGCATTGGGTAAGCACCACAACCAGCGCGATTTAGCTGAAAAAGCTATCGAACGCGGTGTAACCGTTGAACAATTCCGTGGCGAGCTTCTTGAAGCCGTTCGAAATGATCAGCCTTTAGAAACCCCTGCTGCTGTCGTTGACGTAGCGAAAAGTGAACAGCGTGAGTATAGCTTGATCCGAGCTATCAAAGCTGCTTCATCTGGTGACTGGCGTGAAGCTGGCTATGAGCGTGAAATCTCAGACGAGATTGCAATCCGTTCTGGCAAAGAAGCCCGAGGCTTCTATCTTCCTGCTAACATCAACTGGGGCCAACGTGATCAAACTGCTGGCACTAACTCTGCCGGTGGGTTCTTGGTTGGTACTGACCATTTAGCAGATCAGTTCATCGAAGCATTGTATGCTCGATTGACTATCACTTCTTTGGGTGCCCGTGTAATGCAGGGTCTGAAGGGTGATGTTGCTATTCCTAAGCTGTCTGCTTCTGTGACCAACTCAGCATTCGTTGCTGAAGGTTCAGCACCCAGCGAAGGCGCAGCTACGTTTGCACAAGTAACTATGTCACCTAAGACTCTGGCAGCATACGTTGACGTTTCACGTCGATTGATGCAGCAGTCAGATCCTAGTGTAGAACAGGTTCTTCGTAACGACATCATCAATACTTTCGCACGAAAGATCGACGACGTAGCTATCGAAGGCGGCGCTTCAAATGCACCATCAGGCATCATTGCAAACAGCGACACCAATGTCGTGGCAATGGGCACTAACGGTGCAGCGATCACTTACGCTAAAGTAGTTGAACTGATGAAGGCTGTCGAAGAAGACAATGCCATGATCAACAACTCTGCTTTCTTGACCAACCCTAAAGTCATCGCGGCTTTACGGACTGTCAGCAAGCAAGCGTCTGGTGTTGAAGGCAACTTCATCATGGACCCCAACGGCACGATCTTAGGAACTGAAGTAGCTTCAAGCACTTTGGTACCTTCTGATCTGTCTAAAGGAACCGGATCTAACTTGTCTGCAATGCTTTACGGCGACTTCAGTCAAGTTATGCTTGGCTTCTGGTCTGGCGTAGATGTTGTAGTCGATCAAAGCAGCTTGTCTACTTCTGGCGGCACGCGATTAGCGTTCTTCCAAGACTTAGATGTTGCTCTTAGATACCCCGAATCTTTCGCGGTAATCAAAGACATCGTTGCAAGCTAATAGGAAAGGGGGGTTTCGGCCCCCCAATCTTATGGGAGTTATTATGGAATTAGTTATAAAAATGCCTTGTCACGTCCACGGTGTTCCTAGAGCAATCGGTGACGTGGTTTTAGTATCTTCAGCAGAAGCCCGACAGTACATAAGTTCAGGTCATGCCGTGGAGTTCACCAAAGAAGAAAAGCCTTTGAAGAAGAAGGCTGTTGAAAAAGTCGCCAAGCGATGAGTTTAGAGTTCGATGCTGACTTCGATGGATACTTTGACGTGCTAGGTCATGGCGTGTCTTGTACCTTTACGCCTACAGGCGGGTCAGCAGCGACAGTTAAGGTCATATTAGACCAAGAATATTTTGCCGTTTCAGGTGAATCGGTTGACGTTCAATCAAGTCAGCCGGTCGTATATGGAAAGGCTAAGGATTTACGGAACGCAGTCTTCGGTGATGCTTTAGCATTTGCAGCTATCACTGATCTTGACGGGAATACAATTAAGAACGCAACCAACTATAAGGTGGTCAGCGTCCAGCCAGATCATACCGGCGTGGTTGCTTTGGTATTGGAAGAACAATAATGGCTGATCACGTCAGACAACAGATCAGGGAACAGGTAGCAACAACGGTTACAGGATTGACCACGACAGGATCTAACGTGTTTCAGTCTAGGGTCTATCCGTTATCTGATAGCAATATGCCAGCTTTGTTGGTTTATTCAACTAGCGAAGATTCAGCGACTGATATTATGGGTCCGTCTTTAGTGACTAACCGCGAATTATCGGTAGTCGTTGAAGGTTACGTTAAAGCGACAACAGACTTCGACGATGTGGTTGATGATATCTGCAAGGAAGTAGAAACAGCTTTAGGTGCTGACAGAACGTTAAACGGTCTAGCAAAGTTCGCGTATTTGTCAGGTACTGAAATTAGTTATAACGGTGAAGGCGAGCAACCAATAGGTGTCGTATCCTTGACTTATCTTGTACAATATAGGACTGCTGTTGACAGTCCTGACGTACCTTTATAGGAGCCAGAAATGGAACTAAAAAGCCCAGATGGAAGTGTGACGGTTGATGCTCATCCGTCTAAAGTAGAGTCAATGCTGGCTAAAGGTTGGAAGCCAGCCAAAGAAAAGAAATCAGCTAAGAAAGCTGATAAAGAAGTTCATGATAAGGAGTCTGAATAATGGCTACACATATAGGCAGAGATGGTGTTATCAAAGTCGGCAGCAATTCAGTTGCTGAACTTCGATCATTTTCTATCGATGAGACGGGTGATACTGTCGAAGATACAGTGATGACCGATACGGCTAGAAGTTATATTTCTACGCTGACATCTTTCACTGGTTCGGCTGATGTCTACTGGGACGAGACTGATACGACAGGTCAAGGTGCCTTGACTGTTGGCGCATCAGTGACTATTGGTTTCTATCCAGAAGGTGAAGCATCTGGCGATACTTATTACAGCGGGACTTGCATAGTCACCGGAGTAAGTCGTTCAGCGTCTTTCGATGGTATGGTTGAAGCATCAATTACGCTTCAAGGATCAGGTGCCCTAACAGCCGCTACTGTTTAATGGGTATCTTAGAAAAAGCCAAAGAACACTATCAGGGTGTCTTGGCTAGTGATCCTAAGCCGATTGAAATACCTGAATGGGGTGGGCGTTATTTTGTGCGCCCACAGATTTCCGTCAAGAAGAAGATGGAAATCCAGCAGAAGCTGACATCCGAAAAGATGGATGAAGGTTTGGCGTTGACCCTAATCTATTATCTGGTAGATGATAACGGTGATCCTTGTTTTAAAAAGCTGGAACTGGTCGAAATAGTTCGATCAGTTGACCCTGACGTTTTGATTAGGGTGGCTGGCGAGATTGCAGAGATGCAACCAAAGGATGAGGATCTGGAAAAAAACTGACAGACGATCATGCCCTACTGTTCTGCTATCAACTAGCGGAGCATCTTCACAAGACAGTTGAAGAAGTATTAGAGATGGGCGTGGTCGAATTTCAGGGTTGGATCGCATACTTTGAGGTGAAAAACCGTGGCTCGTGAAGTAAAACTACAGCTAACAGCGCAAGATAAGACAGCGGCTGCATTCAATTCGCTTAACAAAAAGTTAGGCGGTCTTAATAAATCAATAGGCGCTTCAGTAACTAAGATCGCAAAGATCGGCGCAGCATTTGGTGCTGCTGGCGTTGCTGCTGGTGTAGCCTTGACCAAGGCATCAATGGCATCTGTCGATGCTTTAGCAAAGACTTCTGATCGGTTAGGTATAGCCACAGAAAAACTAGCCGGTCTTCAACACGCTGCAAGCCTTGCGGGTGTAGAAAATAGAACCCTAGAAAAATCACTTCAGAATCTAGCCGTTGGCGTTAGTGACGCTGCCGATGGAACTGGTGTCGCTAAGGATGCACTGCTTGAACTTGGTCTTAGTGCTGGTATTTTGGAGCAGTTGCCATTAGATCAACAGATGCTTGAAGTCGCTGACGCGATGCAAGGTGTTAAGAATCAAGCTGATAAGGTCAGAATCGCTACAGATTTATTCGGCGCTAGGGGTGTATCTGTTTTAAACATGATCGGCAGTGGTTCTGAAAACCTTACAAAGATGGCAGAAGAAGCTGAACATTTGGGACTTGCGATTTCAAGGGTTGACGCTGCCAAGATTGAAGCTGCAAATGATCAGGTCACAAAAGCGAAAAGTGTATTCACTGGTCTAGGTAATCAACTTGCCACAGCGTTTAGTCCTATCATTAACGAAGTTGCCACTAGCTTTTATCAGGCAGCACTTGATACCGAAGGTTTCGGCAATATAGGCCAAGACGTAGCAGAGGCTTTGGTTAGGGGATTCGGCACTTTCCTTGATACCTTGCAGATGATCAAGCATGGGATCATGGCGGTCGAGCTGATTGCCTTAAAAGCCAAAAAAAGTTTTCAAGATGTTTTTGAGCCATCGGCGGCTATGTCTGAATTCGTTAAGCAAGAAAAGCAAATGCGAATCGCGTTGATGAAAGGCGAAATGAGCCAAAAAGAATTTACTCTTTGGCAGATAGACGCGCAGAAAAGATTAAGGGACGGAACGTTTCTTGCGAACGGTGCGATCAAAGAAGGCGCACAAGAAACGCAAGCAGCAATTGACGCTTTAGTTTTAGAAATGGCGGCCCTAACATCTCAAGCACTGCCAAGCGATAGAATTGAACTTCTATATAACAGAATCATTGCTAAAGCCGAAGAAGCAGGGCAAGCGATTGCGGATAATAGTCCTGCAAAAATATTAGAAGATAGCGCAGGAGAAGGCGTTGAAACTGTTGTCAAGAAATTAACCTTCTTAGAAAAGACTGCGATAGAAGGAAGCAAACGACGAACAGAATTTGAAGCTAAGTCAATGACTGAACAAACAAGCCATGTATTAGGCGAATTGAACAATCAGTTTTCAGGCATAGCGGCAAACAATAAAAAACTGTTCGCACTGAACAAAGCCTTTCAGATAGCCCAAGCGGTAATGCAGACTTATCAGGGTGCAACGTTAGCCCTTTCAAGTTATCCACCACCACTATCCTTTATCATGGCTGGCGCACAAGTCGCTTCTGGTCTTGGTCAAGTCGCACAGATTCGCGCACAATCATTTGAAGGCGGTGGTTTTACTGGTCGAGGTGCAAGATCTGGTGGCATGGATGGCAAGGGTGGTTTCCCTGCAATGCTTCATCCGAATGAATCTGTGATAGATCACACCAAAGGCCAAGCCGGTGGAATCACTATCATTAATAACGTAGATGCAAGCGGTGCTGATGCCAACGTAGACATGAAGATCCGAGCAGCAATGCAGCAGACATCACAGCAGACTGTCGCCACGATTCAAGACCTAATGCGTAGAAGGCGTTTCGTATGACCACTTACAGTTTCCCATCAATAACGCCATCATCCAGCACGTTTGAACTGGTGACGAATACAAGGACGTTTCAAAGTCCATTGACCAACGCGGTTCAGACGGTGGCTAGAAAAGGTTCGCTTTGGAAAGCATCGCTTCAGTTCAACAATCTTTCGGGTGATGATCGTGCAGTGATGCAAGCATTCTTGACTAAGTTAAACGGTCAGGAGCATCGGTTCTTCTTGCCTGATCATTCCTATACTAAACGAGGCGCAGCGGCGACGGTAACAGTCAATGCGGGTGCGTTTGTCACTGGTACTATTTACGTCATCGCCGTGGTCGGAACAACTGATTTCACGGCTATCGGTGCATCAGCAAACACCGTCGGAATCGTGTTCACTGCAACGGGTGCGGGATCTGGCACAGGGTCAGCGACTGCTAATAATCTATTCGTTGCGGGTGCTGGTCAGACTGGATCGACGTTAAACGTAGACAATGCTTCTTTGAATACGACGAACTATCTTCGTGCTGGTGATTACATCGCATTCAATAATGAGCTTCACATGGTCACAGATGATGTGGATTCAACGGGAACGGGTACAGTAGCAATACCTATAGCGCCACCGATCAGGAAGCCAACTGACAATAATGATCTGGTTGATTTTCTATATCCGGTCTTAGGCGTGTTCATGCTTGCTGGATCTACGTCTTGGGATAACCAAGCAGGGATCATTTCATCGTTCACAGTTGAAGCCGTCGAGGACGTTCTAGCATGAGCAGGGGATTTCCTACAAACGTAGCAACGGCGTTAGCCCAGCAGCATGTTGCAATTGTCAGTTTCGCAAAGCTAGAGTTCCCCAGCGGGACAGTATACGTTCATAACTCACTAGGAACATATACTTGGGGTGGTCAAGACTGGCTTGGTGTTGGTGATCTAGGTTCTATCAGCCCAGTCGAAGAAGGTATCGACGTTAGCCCTTATGCAAT